TCTCTCATGTTTAATCCCACCGACAACTGATATAACATTTCTATTTTTCATTATTGTGCCATTTTCTGTGCAATGTAACCAAAGAAGTGCATTACATCACCATTTTTAAAATCAATCTCAACTAATTTGTTTTTTGTCATTTGTTGAGTTTTTGGGTGGAACGCTTTAATCTGTTCAATTACTGCACCCAAAGGAATAATATTCATACCCCACACAGGGCCTTTATATTCAAATACATGTTCTATATCTAGGTTCTTTTCTTCGACTAGAGTATCTAACCATTTTTCAAACTTCATAATTTCTTCCTTTCTCATTAACTATACCTATAGTATACATGTTATCATAACAAATGTCAAGGCATTTCTTCACTTTATTTGGCACATTCTGTCGCACCCAATTAACAACCATATAACTTAGTTTCCTCATCCCATGAATCTCTCATGTTCTCTAGTTTTTCCAACATATTATATAGATTACCAGTACCGGCTCTATCACCATTATCCATCAATTTTTTGCCCCAATCTGACCTTTGATTGACTGCTATCTTCAATTCTCTTATCGTATTTTCTAATTGCAGTTTTGCATGTTCTACTTGACACTGGTCTAAATCTCTATAGTGTTGTTTATCTCTTTTCATAGTTCCTCTATCATTGTTAATATACTTATATTATACATGTTATCAGAACAAAAGTCAAGGCCCAAAGGCATCTTTTTGGCCAAAAAAAACCCCCCATTCCGATTAAGAAATGGGGGGTTCGAGAGTTAGGGCAACCGAGTGAGAGAGAGTTGAGAGAGGTTGTTCCCCTAACCATTCTTATATAATACTACATGAGTATTAAAAAGTCAACACATTTTTAGAGCTTCTTCTGTAGTTTCTGTAACTCTACGAGTCCAACCTCTACCGAATGTCTCAAATGTTTTTAATTTTTCATAGTATGATTGACGTTCTGCTTGAAAGTTCTTGATAGTTGTTTCAAGACCATGTTCATCAATATACTCACCAAGTTTCCTTAGTGTGTTGGGCCCGATGCCACCATCGGCAACAGTTCCAATTAGTGTTTGCAAATATTTTGCACTTCGTCCTGTACCAGCGTTTACTCCGAAATCGAATACGCAAAGGTCTAGCCCGTTTGGAATGTCATCACATTTTAGACGATTCCAATAATTCTTTTCGTAGATGGGTGCGGCATCCTCTACAGTTAAGTCTTTCATGTCTTTCGTACCACCGAAATCTTCATAAACTCTCTTGGTAATGCCAAGATTAGTTTCACCGCCTGGGTCTTTTGGATGGTTGACATAACCACCCTCGTGATGGAGAATCATCTCCAAACAATGTTGATAGTTATCTTTCATAGCTTTATTCCTTGTTGTAACTGTCGTTCCATTGGAACGCTTCTTTAACGACATTCTCAGAGAGTCCTTTGAATGCTTGATGTAGTTTTTTATCTTTCGCAGAGATAACGAGGTCAGCTTCACTTTTGTGTAGTCCTTCTAACATTTGGATAAACATATTTTCACGTTTGAATCCAACTAGTGCATCGTCACCGCCTTTAACAAAACGATAAAGTTTTTTGTACTCTCTTCGTAGTACAGTGTGTTCAGTTCCTTCTTCAGCATCATTCGCTGTAAAAGGTACTTCACCTTGGGGAATCACCCATTCGATATTTGGGTCGAATGAGGATTTAATGATTACACGCAATGCATCGCAATCATATTTCTTCAAGAGTTCAACCTTCTTGGCCTTCGTCTTTGCGTTATGTACTTTCTTTAATACCTCAGAAAGTAGAGGTGTATAGGTATCTTGAACCATATTAAAAGTCTCCAATGTCATTCATAAGATTTTTCAATCTCTTTTTAATAAAATAATTTAGAAGTTTTGACCTATCGCCGTGTTCAGCATTCTGGTATTCTTCCAGAATTTTTACCTTCAAGTCACTAGGTATGCATTCTAAATCAATTAGGGTTTTATTCCGTTGATAATTTCTTAGCATCTCATCTGAACAATAGTCAGTTGGTTCTAAGTCAATCCACGTTTCTAACTTTTTCTTAGTTAGTGGTCTTTGTCGTAACTCATCAACGAAAGTGTTATCTGGTGAGAGGAAATTTGGAACGCCATCACTCCTGTCACCCTTTAGCACATGTTCCCTTATATATATGTCGGGGTCAATATCCTTTATAAATTTCTTCACTGTGGGAGAATATTGTTGTACATTGTTATATTTGTGCAACTGTATAAAATCTTTATCACCAGACAATATAAGGATATGCTCAAACTCACTTGGAGTTTCAGCAACATGTTGGACGATAGCTGCAATGCAATCATCTGCTTCTGCACCTTCGACCTCTAATACTTTATAGGGAAATGTTTCTTTGATTTCATCTCTAATATTATTCAGAGTTTCAAAGATTGTGTTCCAATCAAGTCCAGAGTTTGCTCTGTCCTTTTTTCGGTTGGATTTGTAGTTGGGGAAGTAATCCCTTCTCCAATACTTTTTGCTATCATAACAAAGAACCATTTCACCAAAGGCTTCATGGAATCGACTACGGTATCCTCTTATAGAATTTAACACCATATGTCGAACTAGATTTTCATCTAATTCATTGTCACGTTTTGAACCTAGTTGCATCATTAGATTACTAATGGTAACTTGGTTCATATCAACTAATATCATAATTTGCTCACTTATATTTTATATCATTATATAGTATACTTTAATAACGCCTATATGTCAATAGATTTTACTCTTCATCTTCCTCAGTTGTTACTGCATCTTTGATTTCATAACAATCTAAGTACACACTTGTCTTTCCATTTTCTTTTGTTGTCGTAACAAATTCATCTGTAACGAACTGCATAGGATGTGGAATACCACAACTTCTATAGAGTGTCGATTTTACCATCTCTATCAACATTGAGATATCAGCAATAAATTCTGTATCCTCAGTGTCAACACCATTTTCACTCATGTTGTGTATCATGTTGACAACCAATCCCTCAGTAAGATGGTCTGCAAATGTCATATCTTGTTGCATTTGTAAAGCATAATCATCTATTTTAATGTTGGGATTGGGTGTTGCCTTCAAAGGGAACTCAATAATATTACCCTTTTTCTTTTCCATCAAAATTTTCCTCTTCCATTTCTTTTGTCCACTCACACATAATATCTGGATACCATGTTCCGATATTTCTTTTTGGTGTACCGTCTGGATGGTATGCCATTACTAGACAAATACTCTTACATTTGTTTTGTTGGTATTCACCCCAAAACATGTCTAGGTATTCACCAGTTCTTAAATATGTTTCTAGGTTACGAATGTATCCACGATGAGATTCATAACGTGCTTCTGCACCCTTAACCTTTGCTCGTGCATTTGCACGTTCAGAGGACATCAAACTCTTTTGAGTTTTAATCCATTGTTTTACTTTGATATGACTCCATGCATCGTCATCGCCTCTTGCGAGTACAGATGGATGGATACTTTTGTATTCGGGGGGATTTTCTTTAAGTCGTTTCTCTCTCGCTTTTGCAAGTCTCTCACTTGCCGCTGCCTTTTGCTCAGCAGTCATAGGTTTGCGAGGTTTACGTTTCTTCGGTAGAGTAGAGTCGTTCTCTACGTTCAACTTCCTTTTCATAAGTCACCTTTTTAATAGCCACGTTCAAGTTTTTGTTTTTCCAAATTTCGCTTGAATCTGCGAGTTGCAGCATCCTTTGCTTTTCTACGCTTAGTCCCTTTGGACTCATAAAAGGTTCTATCTCTTAATTCTTGAAAGAACCCATCACGCAAGAGTTTCTTCTTTAAAACTCTTAACGCTTTGTTAACATCATTATCACGAACAATCACAGTCATCCCAGCAGGACGCTCTTCTTGTTTAAAATTACGTTTCTTATTATACTTATTAAATTTATTATACCTCATTAAATCCTCATTTTGGCCTGCCCGGCAAGACTCGAACTTGCGACCTACGGTTTAGAAGACCGTTGCTCTAATCCAACTGAGCTACGGGCAGTATTCTTGGTTACAGCAATTACTTGCTGAATTGTACCTTATATTGTCTACCGTTATGGTAAAAGGTAACAACACTATGTGAATAAACAGTAGTCACTTCTTCATCATAACGTGTCTCAATACTGCATACTCTTTTAGTTGATGCTTGTGCATCAGAATTATCGTGTCCGATAATCCCACCAAGTACTGCCCCTGCGGCCGCACCGTTGTCTTTTTTGGTAACTACTTTACCAAGGATACCACCAATGATAGCACCTTTAAGTAAGTCACCAGACTTGTCTCCACCAGTTGTAACATTCGTACACACCTCTACATTGTAGGGTACACGATTAATTACATTCTTGTTTATATCTGTAACTTGTGCATCATGGGCATACGCCGTACTCGACAACGCCATCATGGCACAAAGTCCATAAGTTAGTTTTTTCATTTTTACTCCTTCACAGTATGTACTACAGCACCAGTTCCGAATAATTCGTATCCGTCTTTTGCTTTAGTAATCTTTACATAAGTATCCAATACTGCACACATTTCTTTTGCGGCATTAATTGCATCACCTAAAGTTTTATAAATCATCCATAATTCTCCACATCAATATACACTATACATCATTTAGATAGCTTTGTCAAGAGGTATTAACTCTTTTTCTCCAGTTTTTTCATCTTTTTCTACTTTGATGAAATTACCTCGTTCTAATTTTTCCAACATAGTAGATACTATATCTTCAATCTTTTCCTTCTTTCCCACATGGACACCAACATAATAGAAAATGGCGAGTAGTCCTGTGGCAAGAAGAGAATGCTCTAATCCTGTCATTTAACGCTCCAATACAATGATATGTCCGAAATATTTATCGAACACTGAAATAAGGTTTTCATAGTCACCAGATGTCATCTCGTTACAAATTTTAGTAGCATCTAATTCCAACTGTCTTGCAAGGTCTTTTGCTTTACCCAACAACACATATGCATTTCCGTCTGGCCCAGTCAAATCAATTATGATTTCACTCTTTGTAGTTTTGTTCCTAATCATTTGGTGCAAACTCCTTTTCAAACTCAGTTATGATTTTCTTCTTCTTATTTAGAAGCGACTCAACAGAGTTCAGTGCCATCCTCTTTTCATCAGACGCACCCTCGTTCATCGCAATCAACAAAGTCTCAAGAACACTAATATCTTCTAATACATCAACCATTACGCAATCTCCCATGATTTAAATTTCACAATTTTTTCTAACTTCTTGACTAGTTTTCTACCATAGTCAGAGAAGAGAATTCCTTTGTCCCATACCCAAGACTCTAAATCTTGTCCGTGATAGAACTCTTCATTTTGAGTCAACCACCTTAATGCAGTTTCTTCATCACCAGCACCCAAGTCAATAGTTTCTTTGACAAGAGTTTTGAATTTTTCAATCGCAAGTTCTT